GATGCTAGAACGGCCATTCGGTAATCTTCCCTCCAGGTGCCTATTGGATCCATCTTGTCGTACGCTTCCCATTCTGAGAGTTGTGCCGATGTTAAATGGTCCAATAGGTAGTCTGGATGAGGATACCCTAATTCTCGGCAGAGTCGGAAGGCGAACTGGCGACTTGGTCGCCGCTTGAGTTTTTTGTTAAGTTCTCCTTATCCTCTTCCGAAATTTTGTTCATCTCCTGTGCCTTGTTAACGATCTTCTCCAATCGTGCGGCACTCATCATCTGACTGAGACGAGGGGCGTCAGGTGGAGTAAGTTGAAGGTTACCCTTCTCATCACAAATGGTACACACCGCAAGTTTGGCGCGGAAGTCATCCAGGGCCCTTTCAAAACCACCCTCGGCATTCTTGTTCTCTTTGATAAGAGACTGTTCAAATTTGTCACGTTCCCTGCCAGTCATCTGACGAACGTACACGAAGTCACCTTTACCCAGGTCAACTTTTACGATTTCCAGTTCCTCTTTTGTAAGGAGTGCTGTCTTGTCTAAAAATCCCATGATTAGTTTGTTTTTGATTGTTAATAATTTGTTGAAAAAATATTCCTTGATTAGGAATGTCTTTTGATTACACACCCGTGCTACCACCAGAACTGACGTAGACTTTTCCAGTTACCTGAATGGTGACGTCTGCGGTGACCTTGTCATCAGCAGGAATTGTCAGCGGCAATTCAGAAACCAGACCTTCGAAGTCCAGGCCCGTATTTTCTTCATCCGGAAGAACAATCTGGTAGTTCTGGATAGTGTTGTCTTCGAAGTCAGACAGCATCTGTTCGTAAGTCTCACGAGTGAAGTTCATTGCGAGTACAACAGTTCCTGCATTACGGAAACCCGTGATGAATTCCCTGTACCCTCCAGTAGAATCCAGCGAGGTGACGTCAATCGTGTCCCTCGACATGCTTGGTCCGGTAATGGAATTGATCTCAGCGATGTCGACCCATGCAGAGCCGTTCCATCTCTTGAACTTTGTTCCTACACCGGCAATAGCTTTACTTGCCATTTTTAACCTCCTTTTTAAACAGCTCTTCGCTGCAGATTAAAGTTAATACTAAATGTTGCTAAATTGTTCTCAGTCCATTCAAGGAGAGCGGGATTTCCCAAACAGGTGAGAACCAAATACAAAGCTCCATTCCATGTTTCGTGCTTACGACCATGTAACGCCGCCTTGATATCTTGTGCTAATTGCATTCCAACATTATAATCGCGATTACGGACAATAATTTGAATTCCGGGTCTTTCGTAATCAGCCTCTGATAAACCCAAATCTGGTGGATAACCATATGTATCAATAATGACAACTACATCAGAAGGCTTGGGAGGGACTCTTCCGACGAATAGATTGCTATTAAAAGTTAAATTCAAATCACTTTCAGCAATCAACATATCTTTTACATCTTCACTTGGTGCATTCATTTTACCCTTGCATTAGCTGCGATTACACGTAATATCTTTTTTGCGTTACGGTTGAAGGCTGCTTCAAACCATTTTACCCCGGCCCCGGGACGCTTGAAGTTTGCCCCTAGGTTCCCCCGAGGACCTTCATGTACATGGACTGCATAGTTTGCACTATACCCCATCATCACAATATGCAGATCATCCTGTGCAGAAATTTCGGATTCAGCCAATGTCTTTACCATCTTGTGTTCTTTTTTCATTGTATCGGCATTCGGCCCACGGAATCGTCCTTCTCGTACAAGTTTTCCCTTTTCATTTCTTACCTCAGGTAGCTTTACCTTATCTTTATTTGACGTTACTACAAACCAACTGGCACGTAAATTACCAAGGTCAACCGGTGTCAGGGGTGGCGTTGTTTCTGTAGCAACCCGGATAGCATCTGCCGCTAAAACCAAACCACGGACAGAACCCCCCTCAATTTCTAATAGGGCTTTATTGAGCCGTTCCATTACCTGCTCAAATCCCTGTACACCAGTTAACGGGTATTGGGCTCTGTATTTCCGTGCCGATAATCTTTTTGCCATTATGTATTCAACCAAGGTGTTAAATATGCTACTCTTACGAACGCCGTAGGTTTTCCCAATATCGGTATTTTCTCCGTACGCTTAATTGGGTAGGCCTCGGGCACATCTACCGGATCTATGTAAGAACCGGAACTGCTTTCCAAATAATCTTCCAATTCAGCAAGTGTACCTAACCACAGTACCCCATCATAATCAAAATCTACTCCAACATAGACAATCGCCCTTGATACAAACTTTGTTCCTTTATCATCATTTGCCTCAAAGACTTGGAGACTGTTTTCCCAACGACATTTGATCTCAACAGGATCATCATAAAGATTTCTCCCATATCCATCATTTCTTGGGTTACCCCAATAGACAGCCGTTTGCTTGTAATTGCGATTCAGAAACTGTTCAAAACTGCTCATTCGTCAAAGTTTGGAATTGCATACATACTTGCTTTCGCCTTCCCTGCGTTTGCAATCTTACCTGTCGTATCCAAAAGAAGTACCATTTGCCCGTAAGGAGTTGATTTTAATAACTCCCCCCACTTACCTGTATATGTTACTTCAGCTTCCCCAACTTTTTCTTTTGAGGCCATCCGTGCCAACGTTGAAGCTATTATATGTGCCGATAGCCAACGCTCTAACTCAATTAGTTCCTCTGCTGTTACATCACTGTCATCGGCAAATATCTTATCAATCATTAAACTGGCGACACGGATCATGGCCGTTGCTTGTGTAGAACTGATGACAACATCACTGTCCATTATTTCCAAAACCTCTTCAGTTGTAACACGAATTGCCATATCAGCCTCCTTTCTTTTTACGACTTGTCCAAAGTAATGTATCCACAAAGTTATAAATATTTGGGTTCCATTTTAACCCGGCCCACTCCAAAGTCTCATGAAATTGTCGGTAATCCCCGTCCACCATTCTTTCAGGCCAAATAACCTTGACATTAACTCCCTCATTCATCATTTCGACCCAGCGTTTCTCCTGCTCATGTATCCACCATTTCCAACCCTCATCCTCCGTAGTTACATTAATTGCCTCAAGATTTGCTTGATTCTTATAAGCAGCCATATAAGCGGTCTTTTTACAAGAGTCAACAATGTCACCAGTACGGCGACGAACAAGAATCCATTTAGCGTTTGGAAAGGCATAATGCCAAATCGGCCACATCAACCCTATACGAGAATCCTTGTACATCCACGGGCCCCCTGTATAGCCCTCCTCTTCCATTATCTCCTGTACTTGAGAGCGCCAATGGCGCGGTATCAACATGCTGGTCGTATCCGGTAATGGAAATTGCCCAAGCGGATCAACACCAGCATCCTGGAGATAAGGCTTCACCAAGAGATCACGTACCTTATCATTCTCGTACAATCCCCTCTTATTGGTCATTATGCCTCCAAACGCCCCACATTTGACGAATGCTCCGGCGGCGATGCCCGAACCACTTCGGGAGGCTCCGGTGACTAATATAGGATCTTGCTCTATCATCTGTATAACTGTTTCACTTGTTCACGTTCTTTATCTTTCTGTTCTTTTGGAACGACCCGTACCTTTTGCTGAGCGTGTCTGCGGTAAAAAGCCAAAGGTGTTTCACAGTACCCTATTTTCAACCCTGCTTTTAAACACCGCAGATTAAACTCAAATTCCTCTGCTGTATTTAATGTCTCATTCATTTTGCCCACCTTTTCAAATACCTCACGTTTATACATCATTGTAGCACTGTGCAAAACATTCTTCCTCAATAAATCATCTACGGTAGGATATTTAATAGGTGGTGTATATCGTTGTGTGGCTCGTCCAGCGTTCATAAAGATTTCAACAGCGGGGCCATGAATGAAATCAACATCTTGTTCCTCAAATGTCTTTATTGAATCCTCTATACAATTTGGAGTAAGCATATCGTCCTCATGTAACCAACGAATATAACGCCCGGTAGCCTTATCAAGTACCGCGTTAAAATTCTCAGGCCAATTTCCGTCCCCCTTACTTAACAATAATTGAACACCTTCTGGTACGCTGTCTTTTGCTGCCTGTAACCAACCTCGGTCCTTGTTGTACGGTATTATAACAGTAACACTACGATCACCCTGCTCCGGGCAGGAAACCCTTGAATTTACGTAGGTGTTAACCCATCCTATGTTAACTGCCTCTAAAATGCGAGGTTTCCCATGAAAACATATTAACGAAGCTCCTGCCGGAACTTTTTGAAGTAGCCCGCCGTGCCTTGGTTTGAAGTCATAAATAGAATTGGTTAATTTCTGCCAATAGGTGTCTGCCGAAATAACTGAGCGAATGTAATTATCCATGCGACGACCTACCGGCATCTTCCAAGATTCCCAAACCTTCTTTGTCTTTTCACAATTTTTGGGGAACCATACAAGTCCGGTTGCTAAAGAACCCCTCTGCCAAAAATCCTCAAGAGCAATAAAAAGAGATGGATCAGCAATAGAAGCGAACACCTGTTCGAGCGAACCAACAACGGCTGTGTCTAGATCGACATACAAAAACGGACGATACTGATCCATCTCTGGACTGTATAATTGGATGCGACTCCAGGTCCCGGGATAGGTATTGTTTAACGGCAACAATTCAAAGTTGCCAAGATCATAATGCTGTGATGCTTTATCCCATAGACATATAATACGCGGTCTAATTGGAGATTGCCACTTGACTTGAATGTGCCGCACAATCAGCTGGACATCCTGTATGGCAAAGTCTCCCCCGCTTCGTAAGACAAGCACTATGGTTTTACGTTCTTCCATTATTCAAATATTCTTGTTACTTCAGTTGGAATCTCATCCAAGTTTGACAACACCGACGTGGCAGAATTCATTGGACGGAAGTGCAACACATGCTTATACATTGAAAAATCGTATGCGTACGCATTCTTCCTTCCTTGGAAAGTACATTCTGAATCATGCACAATAACATAATCTGCCACATCTTTGATTCTTTCAATAACAGGTTGCCGAATCTGTGCCGGGGCTGCATCCACAAAAGCAATGGCATAATGCTTATCAAACATACTGTGTTGTCCTTTAAATATTGGTTCTTGTTCCGACAGTTGCAATTGATGCCAAGGTGCCCGGTAGTCCTTAAATTTGTCAAACCAATTCTTGTCAGTGTCAACACTTAACAGGTTCCGACCCTGTATCCCACAAAGTAGGTGCATTATTGGAGTACTGTGCCAACCCATTCCAAACTCCAACACATCACCCTCAACAATCGTATTGAGCATGTGTATAAGTGGTGGTTGATGTGTGCTGAAGGCATCCATCTTCTTAGCATCTTTCAAATATGCCAAATAAGAAACCTTGTACTGAGGTTTCACCAATTCCATGTAACGATCATTTATCATAGTTCCTAATTTTGTTTGCCCAATACTCAAAGTTAAGTTTCTCAAGGTTCCACTTGGTTGTCATTATTCGTACATATTCTTCCTGTAAGAACTCTTCCGTTATCTGTTCCCACTCACTTACAAAACAGATTGGAAGATCCTCATAGAAACGGTTGTTAAGGTTTCTTTTCTCGATTGGGATTGTGCCCATGTACAACGCCTCCCAGGTACGAACGGTATCTATCCCATGCCCTTGCGGAGAAAGAATAAATTGATGATTGTACAAGTCATCCAAGTACGCATAAAAACTTTCCCCGTTCTTTCCTCTTTTCATTGTCACCCAATCCTGCTTTGCAAAGAGAAAATATGGACGTTGCCTCTCTTCTGGATTGGTTGCCACATTATGATTGACATAAAGTAAATTCCGTATCTTACGTGGCTCATTTACTTTCTCTTCCATTTTCTTGAGCTTGCGTTCTTTCTTCAGCCACCGGTTATTTTCCACTCCCAATGGTAAAGAACTGACTTTAACATTTACCGTATTGACATTCTGTCCAAACCAATGAATAAGATTCGGGGGCATAAGACCAACATCGGCATGGTCTTCCCGATTTGGATGCCGCATTATACACCCGTCACTATTATGACTGATAAGGATAAAAGGTTTCTCAGTTGGCAAGTGTTTAAAGAAATAATTCACGTCATGTGTATGACAGTAGAATATGTCTTCATTGTTTGCCAATGCCATAAACCGTTCTCCTTGTATCCAGTCTATCATTTGCTTATGTATAAATGTAGGTTCTTACTGTGAATATGCAAATTATTAATACGGAATGCCTCGTTATTATAAATGATAGTTGGTATTTTCAAATGATCTTCATATATCCAAACAAGGCGGACTTCTGGTAAAGACTTTAACCATACCCCAATGTAATGGTCCTGCGGCATTGCCCCAGGCCCTTCGTTACGGGTACCTCCTACATACTGTCCCCAGGAAGCTGGATCAAACAGAGAACCAAAATCTTCAAACCCATGGTTCATTGGAGGAACAGGCATCGTAGGCAATGGGCGTAACTTTGACTCCGCATCACTTGCGTATATCCGCATTAACGTCATCTCATTAACCATATCAACTTTGAATGTGTTCTTTACCCCAACCACACCATATTCACTAAGCAAATTAATCCAATAATTAGTCATATGTTGAAGAGCCTTATAATTCTTGATGAACATAAAACCAGTCATACACTTATCTGGTCCACCAAAGGTAATCCACATTCCCCAATATTGCCGAAGGTATGTATGATGTTTCTGTAAATTGTAATAAATCAATACATCATTTTCAAAATGGTAAACGTTTGTCATACTCCGCAACCGCATAAAATTTTCAATGTATAGCATTCTCGTTGCGGCCAAGGTCCAAAAATCATTTGAAGGCTTGCCAAACAAGATTTCAAAGTGGGTAACCTTTTCAGAATAATAGTCATCTTTATTTACTGCCGTTATTGAATACTTCGTAAAGATAGGATTTTGCAAATGGTGGTAGTCAGTAAGAAAATAAACAGGCACGGCAGGATTAAAATACCGGAACTGCTTAAAATTATCTTCCAAGAAACTTGGTAGATCTTTACCACTATGGAACATTATTACATTCATATCCAACTATGCATTGTTAATAAATCAAAACCTTGATCTTTATTAGAAGTAATGTATTGCTGAATTTCCTCATTAGTCCATTTCCGCTTCAATGCTTTTGACAACACCTTTATATGTTCGTACTGGTATAGCCCAGGAAAGTACTTTGTTGTAAAATTTCCGTACAATTCGTATTCGGAAAAACCAGAAGGGTCATTTGCCTCATTTATGTAAGAAACACACTTGTAAAAGAACGCATAATCATCAACTCCTACGTAAGAAACAATTTCATCAATAATGTCTTTCTTAAAATACATTATTTCACTGATGAAAGAATGAGGATAAACCCGGTCAAGGTTGACAAGATCTTTCATCAAATTAAAATAGGGTTGATGTAATTGATCTTTCCCAAGATAAAATATTGGCCGTGTATCACTTACCTCCAATGGTTTGCAAATAAATACATCAGAATCAACAACAAGATAATTACTAAGAGTGAGTTCTTGAAACAGTTTAATAAACTGTTGACGGTACCATCCCCGCCGTTTGGCATCATTGATAAGGAAGAAATCAAAATCAAGTACCCCAGCATCAGTGAAACAAAGAACATCTTTATTCGGTAAATATTCAGATGGAATAACCACGGGGGAAACATAGATAACCTCATCAATTCCTTCTATGTTCCGCACAATGGACTCATAGTTAAACTTGAGTTTGTTAAAATCCTTCGGAGCCGTTGTTATTAGTATATCCATTATGATAACGATATGTTTAACCAATCATTACGCTTCATTCTTTTCTCATAAACACCAAATCCATTTACATTACTCCGCCACCACCGCTTCGGCCCAATAATAGTGGCATTCAATGATAAATAAGCAGCCCACCAAGAGAACGTAGAATTGGCAATAATAAAATGTTTACAAGATCTCATTAAATCAAATTCCAAACATTCATCCCCCAGGTTTACAAAATGACAATCCATAAAATTTTCTCGACACCAATCCAAATCATCACTGAATACAAATACCTCTGTATTCTTTTTCATTGCGTCCATGTAAGATAAAGCATTTTGGTAATACTGTAAAGGCAATACCAAATGATTTGGATGCAATAGATAATCCCCACGACGTACATGGAGGGCTACTGAATTGCAAGATTGTACTTGTTTCCGTAATTCTAAAAACGCGGCGGTTTGATACTGTGGCCGCACATGAAACTGTTCACGAAATTCCTCTATCAATTTGAAACTGTACAAATCAGGGTTCTGCCAATATCCCTGGAAATATTTATTATCAACATACAAGGAGGGGATCCCTTCACTTATCTTCTCCACAACCTTACCTGTTTTTAAATAACCTGATGTGGGAACCTCTACTTGAAATTGACCTAACACATAAGGCCTAGGAGGGATACGAGTTGTATCATACCACGTTTTATCATACGCCGTTTTATTTCCACTGCATTCTTGTACAACTCTTCCGAATGCGTATTGGAATAATTGATTACCTAATCCCCCTGCCAACTTAACAATATTCATGTCACTTCGTATCAAGTAAAAATTCTTTAACGGACATCTTAGGAAAATCATTAATTGAACTGCCTGGGGATAGATTGATGATTTCTACACCAAGCCTCTTAGCGTCTGCCGCAATAAACGAAAAGGACGTGATATGCCTAGAAAATGGCAGTTTTCTCTTTCTCCTCTCATCCAATACAGGTCCTTTTCCATACAAATCATGCCAGTGTTGCATGCGTGTACCATCCAAATTCATATCAAAGCCTAGGAGTAAAATCCGTTTAGCCCCCATATGAACGGCAAGGTTGATTGCCGCCCCACCTGTATTACCATTCCATCCCACCAACATTGGATTGGTACTTATCCCTTTTGAATGAGAGCCATCTCTTCCAAGATGTTTAATCCAACGCTCTCCTTGGCTGCCTGTATTACATGAAACCTTGATTCCGGGAAAGGTTGCTAAACCATTTCTTTCTTTAAGGAAAAACCCACTATCCCCAAACATTACTACATCTATCCACATGCCAAGTTTATATGACATATTTACACCAATGACGTGCTTGTCATGTATTGGATGCATATAGGGTGAGTAGGCGTTTGGAGGGAGAGTCCCTTGAGTTACCTTTTGAATGATATCCTCAGGAACATCAAATTGACGAGGCACAGACGGGCCTCCCCCTATGATCCAAACATCACCACCTTCCCATATTTTAGGAACTCGCCAGGTCATTTTTCCAGGTCGGCTTTAAGACGTTCCGCAACGGCCTTTGTTAAGGGCTGTTCGTTCATCCGCTTACCATTCGCACCAATGATGTCAAACATTGACTTGCTCTTACCACGTGGTACTACCTGGAAGGCTGACTTTACCGGAGGTACTGTTACCTGTTGTGCCTCTGGTATGAGCTCCATTGGAATAACCACATCCCGGAACCCTTTGGGTATCTCACTTACCCGGGCCTTAAACGTTGCCCCAGGGGGAATTAATCGCTTAGCAAGGCGAAGTGAGCCCCCTCCCATTTTCTTCCATGTAATAATCGGATCGGGATCAACGGGAATTGGTTCTTCCTTGGTTTCAGGAACCTCAGGTGTTTCAGGAACCTCAGGTGTTTCAGGAACCTCAGGTGTTTCAGGAACCTCAGGTGTTTCAGGAACCTCAGGTTCATTTTCCGGAGGCTTCTCATTCTTTTTTGTACGTTCCATAATTGATAGTTTTTAATGAAATGACTTGATTAGTCAAATTCAATTTATGACATGTGGACAATACCACACTTGCCGTTGATGTCAGAACGAATCTGCGGAACCTCGATAGTCATTACCTTGTACTTGGTAACCATATTACCTTCGGTCTTCCACTCAACGTTCTGGAGAGCCATACCTCTTACAAGACGTACAACGTCAGATGTCATCTGGACGAGAAGAACGTTGTTTGCAGGAAGTGTGTCAATCACTTTGATACCCTTGATTCCGGCAATGCCAAGGAGCCGCTGCCTTACCGTCACAGTAGGAGCGGTATCGGGGTTAGCACCAACATAGTCATCATCAAGAACAGTCTCATAAGCGGCAGGAATGTAAAGCATCCACGGCCCATAGTGCAGCGCAGTCAAACTTGCCTGCTTCATCTCAAGAACATCCTGAAGAATCATCTTGCCAGTGCAAGCCGAGTTGTCCCAAGGAATACTCAGGTTAACAAGGTTACGATCCGGGAAGTTGATATAACTGTAAATCGTGTTACGTCCACGGGTGTCTGTTTCACCATAGGAATATGTAACATCGGTAAACAGCATATTCTCCTTCAGTTCGAGAATCCTGCGAGCTGCCCTTTCTGCCATAGTCGTGTCAAGGGGATTCCCCATATTACGACTGGCGGCAAGAACACGGGCGTTGATTTCGTAGTCAGCATGAATTATCGGGAGGGGCAGGTAATTGTGCTGGAAGACAACACGGTCGTTGTTACCACGGGTAACGCCGTCCATTGTTACTACAGCATTCATACCTTCACTCACGTCATGCCACTCAAGCACCGTAGTGCCAAGTCCGTTGCCAAGGTTATACACAAGACCATTGGAAATAAGGTCTTCCACACCACCAAGGCGATAACGGGAAGGTTCTACAATCGCTTCATCCAAACGCTTCCACTCATCCCTGCGGAGAGTAGCACCAGCGTATGACTGAATAACTGCATAACTCTCGGGCTTCCTGGGGTCACCCCCTTTGTAAACGGTCATATACGCACGGCCGTCTCTCCCGATAAATGGACGCATACGGCCCGTATCCATACGGCCGTTGTTAAGGATCATCTGAGCAACCTGCCCCTGAGCCTGTCCATTCGCGATAAGATCAACAAAGATATCATTCATTGTATTTTCCTCCTATTTTTAATTAACGAACTCTTACCGGAATCCTCCTGTAAATAGAGAGGAAATTGATATCACTGTCTTCTGAACCGGCAGCAGTACTGACAGCGTCAAGGGCGACGCCGACAATAGCATTCTGGTAGATTGCATTCACTGAACCTTCATCAGGTACGTGCTTGATCAATCGGCCACCTGCATCCGACTCAAGAAGGTCACCCTTCGCAATCGTCTGCCCGTCAGCAATTATCCCGTAGAACACCTCTCCAGAATTAAGAATCCATACCTGGACCTTATCATTGGCGGCGTAAGCGTCATCGATTCCTTTTCCCTGAAGCTCATCTTCCAGAGCAACCATTACAGGAACAACGTTTCCCCCGGAAGTGGCATGGGCTTTTACCTTACCGGCAGAGTCCATCTCCACAACCATACCCGGATATATTGCATCGGCTGCAATAAACTCCTCGATAATATCCAGGTACTTTTTGATTTTAATAGTGTTGTAAGCCATTGTTTATCCTCCTTACTTTTTAGGTGTTTCTTCAACCATAGGAGGAAGCATCGGCTCTTCACCAGCGTTCGTCCGGATTGGTACTTCACCACCAAGTGAATAATCAACAACTTCCTCTTTCTTGACAGACTTGAACACTCTCTCAAGGTTCGCGTCGTCCATTCCATTCAGTACTTCATCAGGCCACAGTTCTTTCGAAGTGTTTGCCTGAATCCCAGAGATCATACTCCTCTTTTTCTCCGCACGCATGTTTGCCACAAAGGCAAGGTCGGCTTCCTGCTGCGGAGTGAGTTTGTTCACTTCGATTTTCTTCTCAACGACCTTCTCTGTCTCAATTGGCTTCATTTTATCCAACTGAGCTTCGGAGAGCGTCTGAAGAAATTCCCTGTCATCTTCGGTCCAGCGACCCTGACTGTTTGCAATCAGATGATCAACCTTCTCTTTGATGCAAGGAGCGCATTCTTTACTCATTTTTACCTCCTTTTGGTTAATACTTAAATTATTAGTCACATACTCCACCTTTCGATGGACTTCAACAGGATTCCCCGTCAAATCAAGTTTCCCGCTCTCATACGAATAATCCTGTTTATACATTTTGGTAGCACCTTTGCTACTCTTGCTATATATCAAGTAGGTGTCAAACATCTCCTCCAAGTAACTGTAAGAGTCATCCCCATCTACTGCCCGTAACGCCGAATAAACAGCATCCAGCTTCTCTTTGTACCCAGCATCGGCATGATTACCGATTGCCCGTGTGGCAACACCTTGCCTGTTTAGTTCAAGAACAAGATCCTTACCTTTTAATGTGCCTTCAATTGATACCTGTATCATGTCATTTTGTTTGTTGTTTCTTAAACCACACCCATCCTCACAAGAACAGGCCCCAACGAACTCTGTAAGTATGGCAAGGTGATCCGGCCGATAGTTGTATGCTTTTGCTACGTACTCTTCCCCATTCCAGACACCCTTTTCTTCCTCTTCCTCCGAAAATACCCCCACGCTAACTTCAATAAGTTTATTATTTGTGATGTCTTCAAGTATTTCAGGAGCAATCGAATTAAGTTTCTCTTCATCCAACCAAACTTCCGCGCATAATCTCGTTCCATCGACATTCGTATTATATACCCGTCCAACTGTTCGCTTATCAATAACCTCGGGAGAGTTCGCTGAAATCGGAGTACCGGACTCATCCTCCGGGTGATCCATCACAACAGGGATACCATTCCAAGCAGCCGGAATTTTCCCAAGTTCATCAATTTTATGGAGAAGTGGTCCATGGCTTCCATTATGTACCCCCTCTACCATCATTACAACAGGTACCACATAACAGGGTCTTTCCTGATGTACAGTAAGGGTGACTTCATAATCTGAGTCAGGTCGGTTCTTGTACACTGCGTAAGCACCACTGTTTGCGTTAACAACGCCGTTTGCCTGTTTTATTGCCTTGGCAGCACACTCCTCATCAGTACCACCTTTCTTCATACACAATGCCAAAGCGACATTGGCAATACGAACCCATTGTTTCTTTTGTTTGTCACTCAAGCCCTTCTTGTGCTTGTCAACATCTGCTACGGTCCATGGCATATCTCATCCTCCTACCTTATTTTATACTTCAAAAGTTCCTCAATATATGGAAGTGCAATACAACGGCATTGTGGATGCTGTGGTATCATTGGTTCTATCTCATCCAACGTGAAAACCTTCCCTTCCAAACTGGCACACTTTGAACATACGCGATCATCCCCAGCCGTTTTCCATTCAGCCTTTACTACAATATTCAATAAACCTTGATTTCTGTATTCTTGTATGGTACCCAAATGGTGTGCCCGAATAATCTCCGTGCGAGCAAGAATCTCAGCCCGTCGTGCGGCAGGGATAAACCTACCTAATGTATCTGTTATGCCTAAATCACCCATTCCTGTACCATTAATTGTCGATACTAACTTACGAGCCAACAATCGCGGACCATCTCCATCCGCTAATCCCTGAGCTAATATACGACTAATTTGTGAATCCATTGCGGAAGTGATCCCTTTTAAATCTGTGAATAGCCTTGTGTACAGTAAACCAAGACGATCCAAATGCATTGGTAACCCCAACAATGTTGCAGCCCCTCCTATCATTTCAAGTGGAGTGAGTTCCATACCAAGTTGCCCCATCTCATATCGCGCTCTGAGAACCCCTCTTTTATAAGAATCGTAGATGTATTTATTTGTCCAAACGGATTCAATTGCAGTACCTATTTGATCAAGATCCTGTATTGTCAAAATACCTAACTCCACCTGTTTTTCTAACCACTTCATAAACGCCGCAATCTTCTCTTGGCTCCGTAAGAACGCATAAGCTTCTCTTGGTGGAGATTGCATTTGGAAGGTATGTAATTTCTCTTTCAAACCAAAGCAGTCGTTTTGATAAACACCTATGGCAACTACGGCAGCCAACTCTTTGAAACGCCTGCGGAAGTCTGCTGCGAAAGCGTTTCTCAATGCGGTCGTATGCGTAGGATCGTAGTTCTTACGAACGGCTTCAGTATATGTTGCTACTTCACTCATTTTGTTCTACTCATCGTATTCTTCTTTGTCGGCTTGGCCGGTGTGCTCTTTGCACCACCTGCCGGAGACTGCCCTGGCATCACAACAGGCTCAGGTTCCAACTCTTCCAAAATCTTGTCATACAAGTCTTCTTGTGAAATAAGCTCATCACGTTGCTCACGGATAAGTGTAATCTGTTCCGGGGTCAACCCTAAGAACAAGTCAAAGAAGGCATCCGGCGGAACAATAGCCTCAGACATTGGACTGTATGTGTATTCACGTAAAGCATTAGCCCTTGACTTACCAATCTCAACTCTGTCCTTTTCACTAAGGGAGTACAGGTCGTTCCACTTAACCGTGTAATTTTCCGTCTTAAGGCTTGGTAAAACGCCGTATTTAAGGAGCATCCCTACAAGTGGGCGTATTATATTAGTCTCCGCGTGCTCCTCCCTGCGGGCTTGTACGTAGGCCTTCCATTCCCCAGCATCCTGCGAACTTGCTAACTCACCACGTTCACTACCTGTTAACACCCGTACAGGTATTCCAGTCTCTGCCGATATTGCTTGGAGTATTACCATAAAGTGTGGAGAGGGGTCGGCAATTTGTTGTGCTAATGATTTTAATTCAACCCCTTCATTTATGAGGATACGGCGTAGGTTATTTTCATACTCCGATATCTGTGAAATTAAATCTTCCCGCCCCTTAGGAGTCATCGTATATTGAGGATCAACTTTACCCTCATACCCAGGACGGGCACCCCGCCAAAACATCTCAGCATCCCCACCAATAACCTTATCCAAATCCATCAAGCGGTTGTAGATGGATTGTAATCGAGGAATACCGTATATCTCTGATTCTAACGCCTCATCGGTTACATGTAACATCCGTGAGTGGTGAACCTTTGTCAGTATTGTTGCCCCTGTACTGATATTAACCGTTTCAATGGCATACATCAATGGTAATCCAAAACGCTCATCACTTGGATTTGTGACATAGGTAAGTATTTTTGCACTGGTTTCTCCAAAAGGCTTGACATATTTTAAAGTACGAGCCCCCTCCTTTACAGGTCTTTCAAACCCTTCACGTGTGGAAACATCATCAAGTCCAAGTAAAAGAACCCCATATCGCCCAAGACCGGTTAACCTATCAAGTCTAGAAAGCTTTGCTTTTAAACTGAGCTTCAAATTTAAAGCAACCCAGGCCTTTTCAAACTCTGTATCTTTTGTTTCCTCTGATTCAATTAACTCAAGTGGACCTTGCCACGTACCACGAACCGGTCTGTCAATAACAGCCTTCGCAATATCCTGCCGACAATACCTACCGTAATAATCTTCAAATTTTAAATCACTTGTCTGTGGATACCCCAAGGCTTTATAGATATCACGCTCTCCCGCGTATTGCATGCCAAGTGTTGTGGCAAGTTGCATCCTCCCAACAAGGTCACCAAGTAATTGGGCGTAGGCTACCAACCCGGCATCTTGTTTGACTATTCCTTTCGTTCGTTCCATCACTTGACAAGTTAATTGTTAGAATAGTTCCGGGGATCTTTCACCCCGGAACTTCTTTACTTAAGCGGCTTTTCGTACACTGCCAAACACTCGTACTTTTGTTGTATTGTACGGAGGAGCAAGGAAAGTACCACCAAGATATGTGAATGCGGCTGATAGAGCCACCTTCCATACGATAGACCAAATTACTACTCCTTCAATAACGAACTGCCCGAATGACTGCAATGCCGCAGTACCAAGGGCAATCAGAAGACCTGATGCAAGGTTTATCCAACTGAGTGCCCCAGCAGGAG